AAGAGATTCACAAGCCCCGGCTGCACAGCGCTCGTGCCTCCTGAGCCGCCGCTACCTTGAGCCGCTTGCGCTGCCTGAAGCGCTGCCAGATAAGCTGCCGTTGGATCGGTAGCGCTCGATGAGCTTGAATTGTTGACGTACCACTTGTAAATGAAGTAGAGGATAACGAGCCCGCCGGTTAGGATCGCTAAGAGTTTCCAGTGCGTTTTGATCCAGTGCATCATGGGATAGCCGCCGTTGCTCCCTTACCTATCGTCCCGATAGCAGAAAAAAGAGATTGCCAGAAGCTACTACTTGCAGCCGCGTTCCCCTGCTCCGCCGCTACTCCAGGGGCTTGGTTACCGGTAAGAGCGGAGAGAGCAGCAACCTGATTAGCGCCGCCCGCCCCGCCTTTATTAAACTGCCCGCTATTGATCGCCGCGATAATGTTGTTTTGGACGTTGGTTTGATTGACATTCGCGATAACCTCATCAGCTTGCGCTTGTAGGTCAACCTGGGTTTGATCGGCAACGATAGTGTTGTAGAGAGACTGAGCCGCCGTTATCTGGGCAGTCTGAACCCCCGCGTTTATTCCGGCAAGCTGAATCGCTTGGTCTTCAGAAATCTGAGCTTCAGTAATCCCGGTCTGCCCGTTCTGAGCGTTGATCTTAAGCGCCGTGTCATTGTTGCTCTGATTGATCGCTTGGCTAGCATTGATCCCAGCGAGGGTAACACCGCTTTGTAGCTGGGCTTGGGCGAGTGTCGTACCGGCGTTAATCTGAGCTTGTGTGACCGCTGCCTTTGTGTTGTTACTGTTGATCTGGATACTTGCCGCATCGCTTAACTTCTGAGCCGCAAGAGCGTCCGCAAGCTGAGTATCGGCAACCTGGGCTTGAGTGCCGGTAACTGACTTGGTTGTGTCGGAGGCTATCTGGGCTTCCGTCACTCCCGCCGCCGTTTGATTATTCGTCACTCCCGCCTGAAGGCCCGCAATGTCCATAGAGGCCCCGTACTGGCTGTAGAGAGCCGCTAATTGATCCTGCTCAGCCTGAGTGGTGGTAGCGACCGTCCCGGAGTTCTGAGCAAGCCCAAGGGTTAGCGCCGCCGCCGTCTGCCTGTTATTCGCGTCCGCTGCAATTTGGGCTACCTGTACCGCCCCTTGATTTTGGAGCGCAAGGGCTTCCAAGGCGGCATTGTATTGCTCCGTCTGGGATTGCTGAGCCGCCTGAATTTGATCCTGTTGAAGTGAGTACGCCGCGTTCTGAGACGCGACCGCTGCCGCATTCGATGCAGAAGATGTCCCCGACGAGCGCAATACGAAGTAGAGGATCACCGCAACTAACACACCGACCCCGGTTAAGTACGGATGCTGTTTCACCCATTCCACTAGAACGCTCCCTGCTCCTCGATAAGCAACGGCTCAAGCTGGACGTTTCCAGCCTGCAAGCCGCCTACTCCATTTTGAATCACGGTCGGATTACTGTACACCTGGGGAGGCTGAAGGCACTTAAACGTATTGGGAGTCCGCAGAAATGCCTTACCCCAAATCGTGTAAAGCGGCAATTCGAAAGTGGGCTCGAAGACCCAATTTCCAGTACCGGGCGCGAATAAATCGCCTTCATGGTAGAAGTACAGCCCAGGAGCGCTCGCTCGTGGGTCCACTTGGGCGAAACCATAGCGTGGATCACCTCCCCCAAACGCTCCCGATTCTATACGCACCATAGCCCCGGAGATTTGCTCCGAGGGCATACGTTGCCTAGTTGCTGGATGGGTTCTCATTGAGCCCCTTTCTTAGCCGCCGTAGCTTCCTGGGAACGAGAGTCCGCTACCGCCGCCCAGCGGACTAAAACCACTCCCGCCGGTCACCGGAGAAAGAGCAGTGCCAAGAGCGCTCGAAAATCCTGACGCTCCGGCTCCGATCACTCCGACAGTGTTTGCATTCTTCGAAACGAGTACAGCTATGATCGCTACTCCGATAATGGCAGTGAGGACCGTTACAACACTCGTGATTAACTGTTCAGACATATAGTCTCCTAGAGAGGATTAAACGTACTCGAAACACTCTCAATCATTCCATTGCTGGAAGCATTGAGGGGAGAGAGGGCAGTGCTAAGCGCTTGCCCAAACCCCTGAGAACCGGCGGAAACAACACCCGCCGTATTTGCATTCTTAGACACGATGAGAGCCACGAGAGCAACACCAATGATCGCCATGACAACTACAACCGTTCCGGTAATAAGTTTATCGCTCATCCTAGTAGGCTCGATATGTAAGGAGTAGTTGGGCTCACTGTTGGAATCGCTCCGGGCAGGTTCGAATTAACCGCCGCCTGAGTGGAGCCCACTTGTCCGAAAAACTTGGTAAAGAAGCCGCCGCCCGCCTTGGTTGGATCGCCCTTTGATAGAACCAAGACGATAATAACCAGCGTCAAGAACGCGACCGAAATTGGCTTTAGCTTGGGAATGTACCCAACGGCTCCGATAATCAGAATGCTCAGCGTCCAGTAAATGAAATTATTCGACCCGGTAAAGTCTCCCTTTGCCAAGGCGAATAAGGAATCCTGGGTACCTCGCACAGAGGCTATCAGGAGAATCCCGCCGATTATGAGAAGTACAAAGCTCATCCGATTAGAGAGCTAAAGCTCCCTCCAGAAGGCGGAGCCCCTAAGCTCAGCGTGGGCCCAACGGACGGAGCCGGAACGAGCCCAGGGCTAAGCAGAGAAGAAATGTAAGGAGCCCCAGCCGTCGAAACGGGAGAGGCCCCACCGGACGCTGGTAGCGTAGCGTTCGATAATCCGATCACCGCGAGATACTGTGATAGCTCCCCCCGCATTGTCACGAAGACAATGAAGCCCACGAGGAGAGCAAACGCAATGATAGAGTTTTGATTCATTTCCCAAACCACAGATGCAGCGCAAACAGAAACACGAGCGCCGACAGAACCAACACAAGAGCCTCTCTCATGCCCTCGGAATACCCAGCCTGATAGAAGCCGCCCCGGATGCGTTGTTCAAGCTCCTCAGGGTCCGCTCCGACGTACACAGTACCGCGAGGGAGATCACCGGTTTTGTCAAAAACCTCCCGGTCCTCTCTGGGCTCTTGTTTGTCGCGTTGGTCGTCCATTACTCCGCCTTTGCGACCGGAGCCGCCGGAGCCGCCGGAGCCACTGGGCTAGGTAGATGCCCAGCGATCACAGTGATAACCGGAGCCAGTACAGGGCCCAGGAAGGGGTAGCGATTGATCGCGTACCCAGTCCCAGCGCCCAGGATGATATACAGAATAGTTCCAAGCCAGTTCATACTTCCCTCCTTAGGAAGACGGCATTAGCTTTGCCACGGTCGCGTTACCCAGTTGCCGGAAGTAGTAACCAGCGAGATAACCGACCACAAGGACAGCGATAAGATGCCAACCTTTGAGCGACATTATTCCCCTTTCACGAGTTCAGCGATAGCCGCCCCTGTTGGATGAGCCTTCACGAGCGCCGCCGCGAGCTTGATGTTATCGATATGCACCTGAGCCGCTATCCGGTTTGGACCGGTAAGGAATTGCTCAAGCAAAAAGACGAAAGCGGCGCTGACTGGATCGCCTGTTCCCGTCTCCAGATCGAAATTCGATGGATTATCCATGCTTCCTCCTAGTCGGAAATTGACATCAGGATATGATTCCAGAACCAAGCCGCTATGACTAGCAAGCCCACGAACAGAATCCAGTTGAGCAGACTTCCTCCTGATTGGAAAGGCTGCTTAGCCCAGTTGATTACCGGCGTTATTAAGTCCATAGTCTCCTTTCGGAAAAGTCCGGGCCCGCCCCACCACAAGGCTAAGGCCCGGTCGGAGGAAACCTAGCTCGCCGCCAGAGAGCCCGCCATACTGAGCGTCTGGACTAGGGCGAAGTCTTCGTATGCGATGAAGGCATACGCACCGGACCCGGCGGTAATTGCGTTGAGGACCAATTGCATGTTGCCGTATTGGACCGTTGAGATTGGCTTCTCACGCGATGAGAAGTAGTAACAGCCCGGAGGCATATCAGTCTGGAGATGGTTGCGCGTCTGGAGAGCTATCAGATTCGGCTCTTTCTTCCAGATATTCGTAAAGTTGGCGCTTTGCAGGGCCCAGTAATTGATATCCGCCCCGACACCGCGAGCCCCGGTCGCTCCGGTGTTCACATAGACCGCGATAGTCGAAAGGAAGTCTCGGAAGTTGGCGTACTGAACAGGGAAATCCTGAGCCGCGACAACGGCGGTAACCGTGGTCTGCTTAAGCTCGTAGATCGTCGCCAGATCAAGAACAGGGAGAAGCACGCCGCCTGGTCCAACCGGGAGTTGGTCAAAGTACTCCTGATACACGGTAACCGCAAGCTGGGAGAACCAGCAGGTTCCAGGAGTAGCAGCCGTGTAGACGGCGGTTGTCGAGTCAGTGCCGGTGGTAACCGTCGCGTTTTGGTTCAGCGACAAATTAAGCTGCATGGTCGCATTGACCACGTTCGCATACACGGAGCCGCGTAGATCATCGTCGCTGTACGCCAG